TATTTTATGGTTCATGATCGCGCAAATCCAAAAACACTTCAGCAATTAAAAGAATATAAAGATGAGCAAAAAAGATTAATCGAGGAAGCTAGAAAAGGATTAATAGTAGAAAATAAGACCCCTAGTAAAAAGCGATCACGTGGTAGTGGAAAAACCAAAAAGCGTAAGGGCGGTAAAAAACGAACAAAGCGAATCCATAAGAATAGAAAGTAATCATGTACAATCCATATAACTCAAAAAATCGTTTGATTGTAAAAACAGACATTCAAACGATTTTACGTAACCACGAATGTTCTTTTGTAGCGAAGAATATTGAATTGTATCAGACAGCTATGGTTCATTCCTCATACGTAAAAAGAACAGAGTATCTTTCACCAACCGGAGAAGAAATTCAACTGGTCGATAAACCATTCAATTGCTTGGAATTGTTTGATGAATCATATGAACGTTTAGAGCATTTGGGTGATACTATTTTGGGAGCATGTGTTTCTACCTATTTGTTGAAACGTTTCGTAACTGAAAATGAAGGATTTCTTACAGATATCAAGAAGGAGCTTGTTTGCAATGAAACGTTAGGAATGATGAGTCAAAAAATAGGATTAGATGCCTTCTATATTATTTCAAGACACAATGAAGATATGTGTGGTGGAAGAACAAATTTGAAAAAGTTGGGTGATATTCTAGAAGCATTTATCGGTGCACTATGGACAGACTGTAATAATGATTTCGCTACTGTTTCATCCTTTGTGATTTCTCTTATTGAAAAATACATTGATATTCCAAAAGTTTTGATGAACAATCGAAATTACAAAGAACAAGTTCAGCGTTTCTGTCAAGGAAAAATGCACTATACTCCAACGTATGTGGTACTGTCTTCTGCTGCAAATGTGTATACAGTCGCAGCAGTAGATTCAAAAGGTGTTCATATTGGTGTTGGTGTTCATACAATCAAAAAACAAGCGGAACAATTAGCAGCAAAGGACGCACTCTCTAGATTGACATAGTTTTCTTCTCACGAGGAATGCGGCGCACAAGAAGTTCGCGCTGAGTTCCACCGACAGACATATCCTCTGCTCCTTCCGGAATACCTTCGATGGAACGAAGAACTTCTGCTACTCGCTGTGGCTGATCAGCAAACTGAATGAGAAGCTGAGTACGAATCACATCACGACGAAGAGCAGGACGAGAAGTTCGGATCGAACGACTGATATTCCCTACACCATTTCCTTCAATAGCAAAGTTATCTACAGCATTGTCTCGCATAAACGCCAAAATATTCTCAGAATTTTTGCTTTTCTTATCACGAATTACCTTGATCTGTTTGCGAAGTTCTCGCTCCTCGTCATCTAGAGAAACCCACTCCTTCAATGTTTCACGAACTTTTTGCGTAGCGTCTTCCATTTGTTATTAGTGTGTCGTAAGGTTGAAAATCGTTTACCTCCATTTGTTAATCGTTTCACATGAGGAGCTACCATATTTGATAACTGTTGAAACTTCGGATGAGCTTGTAATTGTTGAAAGTTCGGATGATCTTTGATTTTTGACATTAGATTACTCCCGTGTTCTTTTAATCCTTGATGCATACGATCTCGTATTTCTGCAGCTTTTTGAACATGTTCTGGATCATTGGGATCATAATCTAAATCTGGAATGATGCTCTCAAGAACATCTCCCAATAAAGTCCCGAGTAGTGGAATTGTTTTAACCGACTTGATGAGGGGATTGCGCTTTTCAGCTGTACGTGTTAAAAAATCATCACCTTTCATAGCAGCATTGTGCAATGAAGATCCGATAAATGGAATAAGCAGAAACGAGTTGATAAACGCTTCATCGAAATGTTCGCGAGAAATATTGATAATCAAACAGAAAAATGTAAAGATTGATGCAACAGCCCAACCGATTACAGCACCAATAGGTCCTGCTTCAGGAATGGGTACCAATCCAATAATTTCTGGAGCTAAATTTTGAGATGCCGCAGCTATGACAGGTAGACTATGTGTTGCGCTATCCAATGCAATAGATAAAAAGGGTCCAAACTGTTCGTTACTTTCCAATGTCTTCAAAATAAATATCCAAGGACTCGCAGCATTCAGAGGTTCTTCAATAAATTCAGGAGTGAAATCGGAAGCTCTACGAAGTATCTTATCAAAAACTTCTCCTCCTCCACCCGACTTTGCTAATAACTTAAAGATCGTAGCAGATTGTTTAGGAGAGAACATGCGTTGTTTATGAGCCGAATCGTAGAACACAGAATTCTGAATCTCTTTTGGACTTTCAAACTTTCTAGAATGTAAAAAATCATATAAACTCATCATACGTCCTACATTTTTTGAGAGAGTGCTGTTTTTGGTTTTGCGGTAGACGTATTCTGTAGCGTCATTTTCTTTTGGGGTTCTATCGTAAGCCCATTCCATTACTTTATTCGTTTAAAATAATGGAAGAAACCGGAAATGTTAGTTGGAACTCTCAATTAGAAAAAGTTATATCAGATGAAGGTGAAAGATGTTTATGCTTTTCTTGGTTACATACATATGCTGAAAAAAGATATACGAAATTAAATACATACATTACACTTCCAGTAATCATATTATCTACGATTGCGGGTTCCGCATCTATCGGATCACAAGTTTTATTTCCACCCGGAAATTCTGGGAATATTAGTGTTGGTGTTGTAAGTTTGGTTGTAGGAGGCTTAAATACAATTTCAAGCTTTTTTGCGTGGGCAAAGCGTTCAGAATGTCATCGTATTACGGCAATTACCTATCAAAAAGTATATCGTTTTATTTTGATCGAATTGGCTCTTCCGAGAGATGAACGAATGGCTGCTAAAGATATGTTGAAAATTGTTCGTGAACAATGTGATCGATTACAGGAAATGAGTCCACAAGTTCCAGACGTAGCTATCAAAGAATTTCGATCGAGATTTGCCGATACAACACCGGGAGTCAAAAAGCCTGAAATTACAAATGGATCAGATCCTATTTATGTATATTCTAGTGAAATGGCTACACCTATTGTACTTCGATTACCATCTGTTGCAAGTAATAAGCCGCTATTAGCTGCATCCGAGGAAAACAGTCCTGTTGAAGTGAAACTTGAAAGTTCTTAGAACTTCCAACGACGATCGCATTCCAAACAGTTTACGAAAGTAGTCATAGGCTCATCAGCAGAACGAGTCTGCATCTGATAGTAATCGCACTTCGTCTTCTTCTTGCAAGAAGAACACCACATAAAGATAGAAGCACTGTCGTTTTTTGCATAGAGTTTCTTTTCACTATCAATAATTCTTTCAATAGCTTCTTTCCATCGAGCAGGACAAATGTCTACAGCTGTTAGCTCGGCAAATGTACGAACTGGAATTTCACCATTTTTTAGCTTTGAACACCAGTTTTCGTTGTTTTGAACATAACTTTCTTTACCACGAAGATTCTCATAGATAGAAATAGCTCGACTACGATACATATTCCAAAACACTCGATTACCCCATTCAATATCCATATTCTCTTTTATTGCTTGGTCACTTACCACATGTAGCAATGATTCTTCGAGCTGTTTCGACAACTCTGTATCATTCAAAATTTCATTGAAGTTTTGAATCACTCGTTCGCGAATAGCACAATCGATAAATACATTTTCTGAACGAACTTGAATTGGTTTTGAGACATAATTTGTTCGGTCATTCTCCTCTTCGTCTTCTTCATCATCTGCAGGAATATCGATAAGTTCATCTTCCTCATCTAAATCTTGAATATTTTCCTCTTCCTCTTCATCTTCCGTAGCAAATGCCCATTCCTGGTAAAGAGTTTCGTAATGATCACTCTTCAAGTTTGTGTATGAAGTAGCATTTGCGTCATACTCGTCTTGATCATCACATGTGGAACAAAGAATCAGAATAGGACCCGTATAGCTCTCTTCATCGAAAGGTGCTGGAAGAATGTGTTGATTTGTTTGCTCTTCATCTCCAGAACTACACGCAAATATACTCAACCAATTCGATTCCTTAATAGGATCTTGAATCTTTCCTTGAAATTGAATATCTGTGTTCTTATGTTTCTTTCGAATCCACTCTAGAACATCTGACGTTTTAGCAGGAATTGTAAATTCTGAAACTCCGCCATTTGTTGAAATAATAACACCTTGTACCATCTTGGAATACAGAGAGTGCTAATACTTACTTTCGTTTTCTCTGACTGAAAACGGATTTTTAACTTTCATTTCTTACAAAG